AAGTTAAAACGTTTTGTCCAGAAACTGTAAAATCAGCCTCTATTACAGAATCACCTTCTGGGCTATAAGGGTGTCCGTTAGACTGTAAAAATAAACTAAACGAGTTTTTTCTTAATCTATAACCACCCACAAAAACATCTATATCATTTTTAGTTATAATTTCTTGATCAGGACTAAATTTTTCATCGAGAGTAAAACTAGAAGTACTACCATCACTTACTATTTTTTCAATTATCTGTTCTTCATTATAAGAAATAGTTTCGCTATAACCTATGTTAATTACAAGATAATCTTTTTTATGTCGATAAGGTACACCAGTCCCTAAAGTTCCTCTACGCAGTCTTGATAATTCATTACCATTTTTTTCAAAATATTCAATTCGTTCACCATTTATTTCAATAATGCCTGGAATATTTTCAGATAATCTAGGGAAATCTAAGACAGATCCGTCAATGACTTTGATAATTGTATCAAATTGATACAGATCTTCTGCTAATCTAGTTGATTTAGATTTATTTAATCTCTTATAATGAACTCTGTTAAACATATCTTTAAACTGCATAAATCCATATCCTTCAGATACTCTATGTGAATTAAAAATAATTACATCTAGTATATCTGAAGTTTGAATATAATTGGCAAAAATAACTTGATCTAAAGAAGTATCCAGATAAAAATCAATACCTGGTGTAAGAAGATTATTATTTTTTATAATCCAAACAAAGTCGTCTATATTAACCTGTTTAAACAATCTTAACTTACCTCCTTGTAGACTACTATATCTATAAAAATCCGGAGTATCTATATCTAATGCAGTAGTATATGTTAAAGATTCTCTTGTCCTAATTATATCTAAGACATTATGATTATAAAAGCTAATAATTTCTATACGCGAATTTAAAACAGGAGGATTGGTAAAAACTATTTGTCCATTAACTATTTGATATTGTTCTCCTACCATGTTAGATACATGCAAAATTCCATTTTCAATGTATGCATTTGATCTTAATATAATTCTTATACCTGTAATATCAATATTATAATCTACAGATCTCTTTAATAGTTTACCATTTAGGTAGACTGAAATTTTATCTAACTCTATTTGATAAGGTACTTGTTCATATCTTGTCAAACGATAAGATAAAATATCATCTTTTAATAAAAAGTATTCGCCTAAGCTTGGATTTAATATTTGTCCATCTACTATTACTAATAGGTTAGTATCATAAGGTAAATTCTCTCCTAGATTATGTGCTAGAGAATAAGTTGTAGTAGATCCATCTCCTAAAATTTCTTGAGACTTGACAATACTAGCTGTATTATTACTGTCACTGTTCACTATATAATTGATAAGGGCACCGTCTTCAGGAGGTTCAAAAAATCTTATTCCTACTCTGCTAATTGTAGTATAATCGCTATCTGTTTCAAAAATCGAATACAAAGAAGATTCACCGTTGACTAAAACTACTACACCATTATTTTCAAAATATGGTGCCGCAGTAACGAACTCTTTTGTACTGCCATCAGCTACAAAATAATCTTGATCTAATAATTGCTGTGAACTATACCCCAGACTAATTATAGTAACATTTGAATTTTCTATAGGAGAAGAATTAAACACTACAGTCCTATTGGACCAGTCGAAAACATAAGCTGATCTATCCACAATGGTAGAATTTACTTTTACTATAATAGAGTTAGAATTTTGAGGTATTTGATTAATCTGGAAACTATTTGTAGATCCATCTGCAATTATCGTTTTAAATAATATTTTTGCAGAATTTCCTGAAGGTAACTGAAATACCTTAACTGAAACTGTATCGATAACATGCCCTGGAACAACTTCTTCAGGAGCATAACTAGTATCAGGTGTAATCAATCCGTCACCATCTACAATGATGTCTTCTGGGTTTAAGCCAGTTATACCGAAAGACCCTCCAATAAGTTGCGTATCATAATCTTGAGGCTTAGGACTGATACTTCCATCGCTTGATGATTTTCTGAATATTATACTATCAGTATTTGCTAAATTTAATTGTGAAATAGGTAATGAATAAGTAGAAGTTGTTCCGTTACCAACTATAGTCGCCATTACCGCATTTGTATTAGTAATTGGATTACTAGTTCCATAATTAGGATCATCAATTCGAACATTATTCACGTATACATTGATTTGTTGTCCTAATACAGGAACATAATTTAGACTATAGTTATTAGACGGGCTGTAAGAAAAAATTTGATCCTCAAATCCTTCGTTTATTTCATCCCATAATTCATTACCCCATCCTAGATCATCCCAACCTCCTGTGCCTGAGAAATTAACTAATCCTTGAATATCAACTCCACCATAATCTATTCCCGTCATTAGTTGTGAAAAATCATTACCTATCATTCCGATTACTGGACTGTAATAATTATAAATTCTATCTAACGCATTGAGATGTAAAAAGTTAATTCTATAATTTATGACAATTATATCACCGCGAGCTGGAGGGGTTTCAAAATTTAAAATTCCGTAATAACTAGTATAACCACGAGTAGTAGTAGATTTAATACTAAGAAAGTAATCATCTATCAGTATATCTAATCCATTTATTGTCACAGAATAACTGTCTTTTGATAATACCGGAGCATATTTTAACACAAACTGAACTTTACTACCTGTTCCTCTAAATTCGTTTTGTATGACATTCAAAGATGTATAATTATTTGTCCTAGTTGTCCTGTCAAATTTTAAAGACATTTTGTTAGCTCTAACAACTTCAGACTCAATTATTGGAACAACTTTTGCTACTGACCCTTCGTCTGATAACCCCCCATCGATTATTACTTCAGGAGCTTTCTTATATCCAGAGCCATTATCAATAATTTGTATCCTATTAACCCGTCCTCCACTGATATATGCTTTAGCAACAGCAGGTCGAACAGAGTCACCATTGATACGTACTATCGGATTAAACAAGTAACCAGATCCTCCGTCAGCAATTAGCAAGTCAACAACTTTACAACCTAAACTAGTATTAAAATTAAACGTCAAACTATCAGCCGAAGGATTTATATTATAAAGACTGGGAAAATCAAAATCGGTTATAATCGAACTTGTATTTTCTATCTTCGAATAAGAACTAACATATTCCCTTATCTTTGTTCTAAAAGGCTTTACTTCCTTAATATAATCTTCAAAATTTTCTAAACTATCATTTTTATAAGTTACTTTTTGTGCTAACTCTCCCAAATTATGTTTAGCTTTTACAAAACTAGTTTTAGTGATCCAGTCAACAAAAGGTTGCTCATATAAAATATATCTCAACGAACTATAAAATAAGTTCAAATATTCCTTATACAAATCGTCTATAAACAAATTGTTCTTGATTACACCTAATATAATTCTAAGTTCTTTAACTGGCATATTGTCATAGTAAAAACTATCGAATAAATTACCGTCAAATCCTATTATATTTTCAGTAAAATCATATAAACCTTTATAAAATTGAATAGTTCCATTCTGTCTACCTATTACCTTATAATTTTTTGTATAATCAAAATCTAAAGTGTCAGCATATCTTTCTAATAAAACCCATCCTCCAGTTCCGATATTTTCTACTTTAACTATCTGTCCTACAGCAACAGTAGATCTATATAATTCAAAAGTGCTTTCTACAATGTAATCAATTTTTACATATTGATTATATCCTTCTGCATACCAATCTATATAGTACCAGTACCTTGAAACATCAAAACTTTGACTTTGTAATCTTATAAACTTATTAGAGGAACTATTATACTCATACAAACTCCAGATATCAAAAACTGTAGAATCTGACTCAACTAATATTGTAAAATTTCTTACTTTGAGGACTGTATCATCTCTGTATCCAGATCCTTTGTTTAAAATATCTACACTAATTACTTGCCCTAAGTCATTTAAATTACATCTTAATTTAGCTCCTATACCACTACCCATTATCTTAACATACGGGCTGTTCACATACCCGTATCCGGAATTTACTATCTTAATCTCATTTATAGAACCATCCTTTACTATTGCCAACAATACTGCTTGAGCTAATAGACTAGTGTTAATAAATCGCTGTTCTTCTAATATGGAAATAGATTTATCCCATAATCCTGAACTTTTAGTAGGTGCTTCATCTCGCAAATTTAAATCCGATATATCAACTGTATCGGTAATAACATAATTTTTTAAAAGATTATTTGTTCTTTCAATAACTTGTTTTAAAGCTTCAACTCTGTTAATAAACATAGATTGTCTAGGTCTGTTATTAACTCCATAACGTTTTTTGATAGGAAGTTTTAAATTCGGAACTAGTCTATTTTGATTATCTACGCCTATAAGACTGTCAATCCATTTAGTTTCAATTTCTTTTGGAATAATTGTGTTTTCATTCAAACTAAACAATTTCCATTGACTATGAGTATTAGTATCAGTATATTGTTCATCTACCAAATAATATTCAATGTTAATATTTGATTTGTTTGATCTTACATAATTTGTAAGATTAACTAAAATAAAACTATTATTATCTATAAAAGAAATGCAAGGGTAATTATAAGAGATAGGGTCAGCAATCAATTTACTTACATCATTAGCACTGAGTTTTCTATCAAGGATGTTAGGAATTATTGCAGGATTTTTGACCCAGAAATAATATGTATTTTTAAAAGTTTGACTAGTGCTATCGAAATATCGTCGTATACTGTAACAATCATTTCCATACTTTGATACACCACTTATACCTAGTGAGTCTCCTTTTTCTGTTCCGGATAAGACATCCCATTCACTAGGTTTATATTTTGTTTCAACCCATTCATAAATGTCTATACTAGCAGTTTTGTATAACTTATTCCAATTAGCAGATTTGTAAGTAATATTTCCCATTAAATTATCTACAAACTTAGCCTTAGTCAAATCCCACCATAACATACCTACATGTTGCTTATTCCACGCTTGCCCATCATCAACAATTACATCCGATGTTCCAACATTATAAGTAGCAGGATCATAATAAGTTTTAAATCTAATTTCCTGATCCGCTGGTCCTGGAATTTTTCCTTGATTAACATTAACTATATCTATATAACTTAATAACTTATTTTCTTCTGTATCATAGATATAAACTTTTTTAATTTTTTTAATATCGACATTATCTGCTTGAATATACTTTTCAGACCAGCTCAATTTATTAGGAACTTTAGTATAAGAAAATACTTTTCCAACATCAGTAAAATTATCTATTTCTTCGTAAACAGAACTTACCAATATTGTATCTGCTCCAACTGCTACAGAATAACCATATCCATCAGAAAAATTTGTTGTACTATCAGTATCTAATGATTCTCCAAAAATATAATTATTAGCATACCTATCAAATATTTCTATTCTTCCAGAATTTACACGCTTATCTAAGTATCGTAAAGTATTGTTATCAAAGAATGTTGTTTCTTCATCAAATGTTGATATACTATCAACATCGCCGTTCAATGATAATACAACTAAAGTTTGATCATTGTTCATAAAAGATACATTATAACCAAAATAATCATACGTATCAGGATTTTTACTTCTTATATCTTGTATAAAATTATAAAGATTATTATTATTTTTTTTATAAATCTTTACTAGACCAGAATTTATTGTACTACCGTCATATTCAGACATACCAAAAGCTAAAGTCGATCCAGTATCAGATACAGCTATCGAGCTACCAAAGAAACTTACCCCATTTATAGTTTGTAATAAACTAAATTGATCATCATCTCTTTTAAAAATTTTAACAACGCTATCTCCTCTTGTTGCATCACCAGAAAGGTCAATCGAGCTAGAAACTAACACAGAACTCAAACTATTAGTTTCAAATAAAGTCACTGAAGTAGCCATCTGTTGAATTTCAGCGAAAGAAGAATTTACTAACTTATATGAATATATTGTATCAGATGATGAAATTAAAGCAAAATAATTTGTATTATCAAACCCTAATCTTATAACAAGACCAAAAGAACTATTCAGCTTGGTTATTGTTTGAAAATATTGAAAGGTGCCTAAAGGACTATCTTTTCTATAAATGTGTACATTACTGGAATTATCTAGTCTGATTTCTAAAAATGCCAAAAATTCTCCGTCAGAACTTATTGCCATACTGTCTGCGAATTTTGAGGAATTAGGATAAAACGAATTAATTACTTGCTGTTGGGCAAAAGTATAATCCTTTGTATTCTTGAAATAGATATTAATTCCGTTATTATAAGACACTGCACTAATCATTCCAGTCTTATTGATAATAACGGATTTTCCGAATAACATATTATTTGATTTTAAATTTAGATTATCAATATAATTTTTAGAATATACCTTACTATAAGTTAAAACAGATTTTTTTTCAAATCCGTTATTGTCAACCCAGATTAATTCATTATTTTTAATCTTTTTAGGTAGATAATCATTCACATCATCTACATTAGTTACTCTTGATTCTGTAAATTTATAAATCAAAGTTTGGGTGCTATCCGATTTTAAATCATCTTCCCATTCTTCAACTTTAGTTCTAATTTTTAAAGTTTTACCTAAAATAGAATCTACTTTATAAAAACCACTAATTTTATCTATATTAGCGATTCCTATTACTTGTCCTGTTACTAAATCGGATAACTCTGTAAAAACTAATGTCAATACCTCACTCTTATAAGATATACTCTCTACTCTAATACCAGTAGATGTTAATCTATAAACAGACCATTGTTTAGCAGAATTTAAAAATGCAGTCCAAACATAATCTCCTTCTTCAAAATCTGTTATATCCTCATCTAAAATATCTTCAATATCATCCACACTTAACTTTACGTCACTATAACGGACATGCCCTGGAGATCTTAAATAGTCTGGTTTAATAGTCAAAGGCCATAAATTTTCTTTAAAGCCTTGAGGTTTGATATAAATCTCTGATTGCTTTACTCTATAAACAAAGTCAGGTTGAATAACAGAAAGCTCTGTGAATTCTAAAGGCTGTGGATTCAATTTTATTTTAGATTCATCTAATTTTATTTCTAACTCGTCAAAAGTAGCTGTATTCCCGTAAGTACCTACTCTTAATCCCCATTCCTCATCAAATGTTAAACTTTCTTTATCCTCTGCACTAAGAACATCGAATAATTTATTGAGAACATTTGATGTACCTTTATCTAAAATCATACCTTGATAGAATTTATATTGACTAATATCATCATTAATAATATTTTCAAGATATCGACGTTTCTGATATCCTATAAGATGTTGTGCAAGTTTCTGTTGTTCAACATCAAAATTATCACTGTCTAAATCGTAAAAATCTGCAAATTGTTCAGCCTTGTAATCCCAATTAGGTATTAATCTTGATTTAGGTTTAGAATCTAATTTCGTCCAATCTGTAAAATTAAGTAAATCTGTTCCAGGTAAAAATCGATTAGCACTGTAATAGAAATCTTTATAAAAAACGATATCTCCTAAATTATAATCTGTCCAAGATTCCCAATCTTTTATCTTTGCTTCATCATAGATAAAACCCGGAATATTAAACTTTCCGTTCCATCCTGTTGTTACGTATCCCTGTATCTTTAACTTATCTTGTTTATATCCTGCTTCTAAATCATATATTACATCATTAAATAAACTCACATTATCTAATAATAATACATGTTCTTTTTGAACAAGTCTAAATTTTGCTCCGTATATACCATGATTAGAATTTATTACCTTAATATTAAATTCATTATTGTCTCTATAAGAATTTACAAAAGAGTCGTCTAAAAGCTCTCCATCAACTCTAAAAATATTATATCCATAAAATAAATCTCTAATATCATCTACTACAGAAAATTGATTTTTGTATATAATTTTATTTGCCATTGGACTTAGACTTATTACACTGCCTGATTTCCAATTTTGAGTAGTCCAGAAAGCAAATTCTTTCACACTGGTTTCCCAGCTTTCTACTGACTTTAAATTATTATTATATTCATCAAAAACAAAACCTTCTAATTCAAGATATTTTCCGTACCCTAAAATAAAATCTACTACTTCTTGAATAGTATAAAATACAGTACCATAACTTAAAGTATATTCTATTCTTGTATCAAAATCTTTTGATATTAGTATGTCCCTACCACCGATTACAGGTAAAGAAGACAACTTTACATATAAACTTTCATTGAATAAATCTTCAGTAGTATGTGTAGCAACTACTCGATAATAATAACTGCTATAATAAACTATTTGACCTACTAAAAATCTCTGATTACTTACCCATTCTACATAAATCTCCGATATTCCTCCAATATTATAATTTTTACCGGGACCACTTATAAGATAATACTTAAAGTACGGCCTTTTTTTATCATAACCTCTTACTTCAAAACCTGAATCAGTCTTTGTTATTAATACACCACTATAATTTAATTCTTTAATCGGACTACTAGAATTTAAAAATATTTTAAAATTTTCATCTGGTAAAAATACACCCGAAGTACTACTAGGATTTTTACTAGTTAATATAACTCTTAATTTTTCTTTACTGGTAAATCCAGATAACCTGTAAGAAATCTTATTATTAAGATTTTCTAGTTGAAATTTATACTTTTCAATTGGATTAGATAATCCGACATCAAAATTGTTTACTACATAATTTATTAAACCAGATGTATAAGATCTAATTTCTGTAGTCACAACACTTGGTAATACAATGTCTTTTAATCTAATTCTTAAACCGGTAGGTTTATAGACTAACTGATTTACAATATTTCTAACAATTCTACTACGATCAAAACACAAAGAAATTACTCTAGCAGGGTTCATTAGTATTGCAGATTCTAACAAACTGAAAGCATAATAACTACTTCTTCTCCAAGCTGTTTCTACAGGACCTTGATCTCCAAAAATAAAATAGCCATCATCTATAGGATTTATTAACCCCTTAACGAAATTAGATTGTATTGGATCAAGTAAAGATCCGCTGCCATCCACAGGCTTTCCATATTGCAGAATTGGCTTGGCAAATTTAGACCGTACTTTGACAGATTTTCCCGGTTCTCGTATAATACCATCCTTAATATCATCCCATAGCATAAAATTATCGCTAGTGTAAGGATGTGGTCCGTAAACTTCTTTCCACCATATTGGTTCAATACTAAAACCTAAACATTCCCAAGGATGCGTATGCGGTCTATCTGTGTCTAATACCCAACGATATATTCCTCGCCAAAAAGCCAAACTTGAAGTATTGTCTGCTAAATTATATCCTCTAAAATTATAAGTAAAAGCATTTAATAGATCCCAATCTCCGTTACTTTTAGTATAGTCATTTTGTATTTTACTAGTCCATTGATAAAAGAATTTACTAAGAATGACGTCTTGTTCAGATTTTAAATAAGATGTAGCTCTATTATGTCCTGGAATATAATCCCAAATATCAAAAATATCAGGATCATATTTAATTTTAATATTATTAAAAATTCTTTTTTCTAATTCTAGTAAAACATCATCACGATAATCTTCAAACCCAATTGTAATACTTCCATCGTGTCCTTGAATAACTGTTCGAGGAATAAGGTAAGTATCATCGATATACTTTCTAGGTTCGTATAAAGGATACAAGCCTAATTTAGTAGGAGTTGGGGGGCAAAAACTTCCGTCAGTTGTTTCATATTCATAAACTTCTATTTGATCATCTTCTGCTAAATCAGTCAATATTTCAAAAAAATCTCCTAAAAAATTATAATCTTTTCCATGAACTAATTGTATATTATTAAGATATATCAATACACTTTTATTAGATAGATTTTCTAAATTAAAAGAATTTTTTAAAGGATAATTTTTTGTTCTAGGATCTAAAACAGTATAAACAAATTTTAAATTTCCAGTATAACCAAACATATCACTCAAAAACCATGCATCGGTTTTTGGTTTATCTTTATTCATTTCATAAAGTATTAGATCTACTAATTGTTTTGGCTCTGTATGTACTCCTATTTCGGAAGCTGTGATTAAAAATGTAGTTTTAAATTTGCCGTAATCATTCTTAGCTAATTCTAATGAATTAAAAAGATTAAAATCTTTAGATCCTAATGCGTGTAAAGCAAGATTTATTAGACTTGTATGTTGAACGAATCTTATACCAAATGCACTTAAATTTGATAAATCTCTAAGATTCCCATTTCCTGGATAATCGCCTTTAAACATTAACGGATCTGGAAGATTATCGATTATAGATGACACATGATCAATTACTTCGCCTAAGGTAAAACTATTCAGATTATTATTTTGTGGGTTATTTTGAAAATTAATAGGTAATTCGTAATATCCGTTTTGATTTTTTGGTTGTCTACTATAGCATTTCAATGTTACAATATCAGTTTCTTTTACAGGAGATGCTAAAAAAACTGCTTTCCTAACTACTCCTTGTTCGACTTTAAAATGATAATTACTTAAACGATTTCCATTTATATAAACCTTTACTACTAGATCAGATAAGTCTAACTGATCATCAAACACATCAATAGGAAACCCAGTAGTAACTCCATCTATCGAACTGTTTTTATAAATTCTTACAATAGGTTGAAAATTCTTAACTTGACTTTTTATCCAACCATTTTCATAATGCCAGTTCTCTGTACTATCTATCTTTCTTAAAAATCCTTTATCTGTATTTTTTTGTAGAACAGTCGTTCCACTCTTATAAAAAAAAGAATCATTTAGCAAATCAAAATTGAAAACAATATCTCCGATATTGCTTATGTTACGATAACTTAGTGATAATCCTAACTCAAGATCTGCAGATCCTTCTCCTAATTTATAAGAAAATAATTTTGTTCCAAGAAAACTACTTCCACTATAAACATCGACATCACTATAACTATACCCGTACTCGTCAAAAATATCAAATAGCGGAGATTGATTTTTATCAAATTTATTTTGTCCTAAAATCCATTTTGTTCCATTATACCAATACATCAAACCTTGATTACCTATAACAGTATTTCCATTATAATTGATAACTTCGTTTATCCCAGAATTTACTAACACAGTTTCATAAATTTTAGGATCACTATCTTCTGTAGGTTCTAAACTAATTTGTCTTCTTAATCCTACTAATATTTCTAAACTATGAGTACCTGAACCTATAGCTAGAATATCAGCTACTTTTAATAATTCAGGGTCAATATATAATTGAATAGAATAAGCATCTATGACTTTGACATAATAAACCTGCCTGTGTTTTAATAATTGCAATTCGACATTGTTATTACTTAGGTATACAACTTTATCACCATTTATCAACCCATGTGGGGTATAAGATTTAATTGTATCTGTTTCAATAAAAACTCCTCCGGTAGAATCACTAGGAGGCTCTGCTTGAAAATCTATTCGACGACTAGTTAAAGTTATATTGATAAACCTAACTTTATAAATTTTTCCATTTACTAATCTATCAGTATCTGCTGTAAAAAGCACACGCATACCGTCTGTTAGATCTATACCATCAATATTATATCCTAAACTACCTTCTATTGTACTAAAAACATCGGTAGTAAAATTATCTATAAGATCAACATTAGGTTTATTAATATGACCAAAATTATGAAGTTTTAAATTTGCATCGAATTCGATGATAGGTCTTATGGCTCTTTGCGTCTGATCTAAATCAGCAACAGATCCGCGTTGTTTAGCAGTTTCAATAATGATATTTTGATGAAACCATCTATTAGTTCTACTCCAAGGATTCCTATCCTTACTAGTTCTTTTTATTACAATATAATCTTTTGATTTAGGTATACTTGTTTGAGTACTAAAAGGAACTTGGTCAAAAGGATCATTGTCAAATAATAAATTTTTTTCTTCTGTATAACTGGCAATTATTTCTAATTCTCTAGAATTAATAAGAGTAATAGCATCACCTACACCATCGACAAGCCAATATCCAGTCTGATAAATCTCAGGTTCAGTCTTACCTGTAAACTCTAACTTCATTCCGTTTGATAAAGACATCCCAGACGGTAATGTATAAGTTTTTTTTCCTAATAATTCTTTTTGTACATTTAAAAAAGTATTTTCCTCAATATCTTTTATTATGAACTGTCCACCAACATTAGGATCTTGTTCACTTACATAGTATAAAACATCAGGAGCATTAAATGGAATATTAAATATTACAGTTCCATTTTCAACACTATTTTGACTCACTATATCAGTATCATTAGTATAACGATTATCAAAGCCTTTGACTCTAGAAGTTTTAATGCTGAAAGGATGATCGGTACTTTGAATTGTAAATCTATAAGTTTGTCCTCTATATAAAACTAATCTAGGATTTCTAGTAAGTCCGTCTGGAGTAAACAAATAAGCAAATACATCTCCTTGGTCCTCTAAGACCACTGTAAATGTACTATCAATTTCCAATTGTTGACCTATTATAGGTATAGGATCAGGGCCATAAGGTAACCAATAATACTGTTGAAAATTAGCAAATTTGTCCCAATCTATATGTGGATTCCAACTATAAAATTCTTGTTCAGATAGCCTTTGATGGTTAGTTGTGTCTCCATCTAATAGATTAATATGATTTATATAATCAATGTAATCTTTAAAGAAATCAACATTGCCAAATCGATCCTCAATGACTGCTGCCGGTTCTAATTGATAATCTTGTCTATTTTTTTCCGGAGATTCAATAAAGACATCTGTATTTTTAACACTTTTAGCATCTTGGCGGCCAACAAAACTACTAACTTTTTTAACTGTTCCTGGCTGTATTAATTGATCAACTGTCGATGACAAAAACTTTTTATTAGTATCAGTTCGATAAAATCTAGGTAACAAATTAAAAGATTTTCTATCGTTATCCTGACTTGAAATTGGTAGTGGATATTCATTATCTAGAGACATCTTTAATTTCCTATACTAGTAATATTTTGTTGTGATAATATCTTAGAAGAATAACTAACTTCGCCTATTGCTTTAATTCGTGAAGCAGTAATAGAACTAATTATTTCTACATCATCTGTTCCTGCGCTACTAATAAAAATTTGATCTTTTTCTGCTTTAATTTCTAGTAAACTTCCAAATGTTAAATTGTCTTTTTTAGGAACAATTAAAAAATTTGTAATACTAGTAGCTAACTGATTCATTACATATGTAGATAACTCTGTAAAATAAAAGTTATCACCGAAGTCCCAATTATCAATAGCAAAAAATTCATTAATTGCACTTATAACTTTAGATTTAACATCATTATCACTGATTACAACTTCAGGATTTTTAACTATCTTGAATATTGCCTGAAGATCCGCACTAGCAGTTTTACCGAATAATACTTTATATCGTGCAGGATGATATATGATTTCATCACTTATACTCTTAACTAAGTTTAAGCCTGAACTTAATGTATTATACAAGCTATCTGTACTAGGTGGCAAAGGCTCTATCGTTCTAGTACCATTTAAATATTCTCTAAACAATTGATCATATTGTTTAGTCATTACATAGATATCAATTAAATTAGTAATTCCCGGATCGATTCTAGTTTCATAATCAGCATTATGAATATATTGAAATCTTAAATTGCCCCTTCCTACATAGCACTTATAATCACTAGTTATAGATAATTTACCTATTGTCTTAGTCAAAATTTTCACTAATCCAGAGTCTTCAAAATAAAAATATTGTCCATCTGGGTATTCGGTAAAATCAGTTAGAATTGATTCTGACGATACAATATATACTATTCCATAATCTGTGCCATTATCATTTACTACATATCTATAATCTTCCTGTTGATCTTCAATAAAATATTTTTCTAAAATAATATAATCGTCTTGATTACTAATTGTATTATTACCAATGATGAAATCAAAAATTTCTGGGTTATCTACAATACCATCATCGTCACTATCCGCAAAGCTTATTTGTATTTTTTTCGTATCGACATAACCATCTAATCCTCTAAATTCTTCAACTATTTCCCAATCAAAATCTGTTGTAAAACTGCTATTAGATGTGCTATTTTTATCTACATTAATACTTAGAATCTTAATTTTATCCTTTTCAACCGTATTTGTTCTCGTATCATATATCTTATCACTGCTGTCAAAAAAGAATCTTACCTGTTTATCGCTTTCAAAAATATATCTTAAAAATCTAAAAGTTACAGTATAATATTCGCTATCAGAAACAAAACTTACTAACCAACTACTATCTGTTTTTTCATTTATATTACTACCAGTTTGTCCCAAACTAAAACTATCATTTAAATTTAGATTGACATCATAAATTATTTTCCAAATATTAGTATCCTGATCATATCTCAATCCAAATGGTTTATGTTCATAGATTAAATCAATCATAGAACTAATCGTATTAGCTGTTAAAGATGTTTTGAAAGGAGCGATAACAGTTACAAGTTTTGAATGTTCAGGGATAACATCATTTAAACGAACTGTGCCTTCTCCTGTCGTCAAAGTTCCTGATCCTCCGTTTGTTCCGTCTCCGTAAACATTAATAACTTTCGTCCACAAAACATTTGTAGTGCCAAAACTATTTTGTTGAACTAATTTATTATTTTCTAAAATGTTAAAATAATACCCGTCAGGAGCCTGAAACTTTAATAAAGAACCTATTAAAACATTTTTTAAAGTGGTTGAAGTATATGTACCTAATTTTAAAGCAACAAGTGGTGTATTATTATTTCTTAAAAATCCTGTTGTTAAATTCACATCTGTGGTTAAACTTCTCCAGATAATATTCAAATCTTTAGTAGGAAATTTTTTAAAATTATTATAATAAAAATCTCTCATTACAGATTTACTCATGTTGTCATATAATTCATTGTAAATTATCGATTCAATATCTGTTTTAGTGACAAATTTAAATTGAAAATTACTAGTAAATTCTTCTTTATAAATTATACCATCATCAGCAAATATGTTTGTTTTACTATACTTTCCTGTAGGATCAACTAAATCAAAATAACGACTTATACCGCTGCTAGATCTATTAACTGCTTTAATTTTCATTATTTGTTGGTTAACTGTAAATGGCATCAAATTATAATCTTCAGCCGTTATCATTCTATTTTGCGTATAAAAATTTGCAGGAGCTTTTTGCTTGATACTATCTGAAGATTCCGGAGGACTACTATTATTAACACTACTAACTAAACTCAAACTTATAATAAGACTTTCTGGTTGATTAAAATTACTAACATAAGGAATTTCAATGCTTATATTCCGCATATCTCTAGGATTTATTGTATAAGAAACACCTTCGCTAGTTCTATAATATACTCTAAAAGTTCCTAAAGGTATATTTCCAAAAACTCCATCGCTAAATTGTAAAGTAATTCTATCACTCAATCTTGTTATAACAGAATAAAAATTCCTTATTGATTTTTCAAGACTGTTATATATTACATTATTGCCTTCTATAGCAGGTAACTTTTCCCAAAGTTCGTATTCTTGACCATTTTGATTTAGCTTATAAAGCCATACATCACTATTGTTTATATTATTGCTATCAATATCTAAGGTAGTATTAGGAACTGGCTGTGTAAAGTTAAAAGATCCTTGATTCAATTGTCCTTGTTTAAACAGGAAAAAGAAACCAGTATTCGAACTGGCGTTACCTTTACCATCATTGCGGTATAAAAATGCTAATCTATTACCCTGCGAAGGAGATTCTTCATATATTTCATCTTTATTTTTAAATGAACTACTTACTATTTCGAATGACATCATTCTTCCATCTATATTTTTATCAAAACTATAGATAGGAACATCAACATTACTACTCTGAAATCTATATTGTTCTGAAGTAACACCTGAAATTATTTTACGATCATCTGGATTTCCAAATTGCCTTGTTATAGGTAATGCAGCATTAATTATTTTTATAAACTGATCGTACCAATTTGAATTAGCAGGATCATTCCATGATATAACTTGACCTGCAAGATTTCTTCCATTGCTATCTAGAACATTTTGAGTAGATTGCAAACTAGTAATTTTTAAAAATCCACTACCTGGAATATTTCTCTTTGCATTATAACTCAATAATCTAGCTAGTCGTAAAACGCTTTCTCTACGCTCAGCAAGCTCTAAAAAATTATCACGACTATTTAAATCAACTCTAAAAGCTATACTTTGACCTAAAAATGCTATCAGATCAATTAGAGCCAAATATTCACTACTTTCTATATAATCGTTAAAATCTTCAGGATAATTTTCTCTAATATATTGAATCATAGTTCTGCGTAGATTTTCAAAATCATAACTTTGAAAATCTGCATTACGGTAAGTCTGATATATTCTACGCCAATCTTCGGCAACTAATAATCTATTTTGTCTATCAGTTATTGACATATTTCTTCCAATTTTAAATATTTATTTTAACAAAAAACTAGTATATTATCCTATCAGCAATCCGTTATCTTGATCAAATCTTAACTGCAAAGCCTCTTGAATATTATATGGAAAATAAGTTAACACACATTCGATCTGTATCCCTTGTTCATAAGTTGTAACAATAACTTGTTCGGCTCTTACTCTAGGATCATAATTAATAATTGCTTCTACATTTTTAATTACGGCTGTTTTAAGTTCTTCTGTTAGTGGTTCAAAAATAAGATCCCAAACAATAGTACCAAACTCTGGTTGCTCTAGTCTTTCCCCCATCCTTATATGAAACATATTAATAAGATCTTGTTTAATCAGCTGTAAATCGTAGAGACTAAAGGTATTAGATCCAGAAACTGTACTAAATCCTTTATAAGTTTTAGAACCAGCTATAAAATTAGACTTACCGTTAGATAATGTAATCTTATCATATAATTTACTACTCGCTGTCATATTCCCCAAAGTCCTTCTTCATTTTCATTTGCTTCTACTGGAGGGTCTCTAGTAAAGGTATCTTTACTTGTAGTATATTTCCTCCATTCTGACGCTGGTTTAGCTAATGATTCAGTAGGAGTAGGATCACTAGCAGGATGATATCTATCGTCACTGTCTCTATCTAATCCTGGGCTTTCTCCTCCTTTGTCAGGTTTAAACTTTAAAGGATCGAGATTTTCGTGGTGTGGATAAGGCTCATATGTCGGAACTCGTCTTAATATTGTTTCTAAAGTTTCTAAAGATTCCCAAGCATCTTGGCTTGATAAATCTGGCAATTTATGCATTTTAGCATTTAACGGTATAGTAGCTTTAGCTGTTACTCTTGCTTCTTCAGACTGTTCTGCTTCAGATGCTGTAGAAGCAGTTGGACCGTTCATATGGATAACTGGAGCTGTTTCAATAATTGAGGCACCAGATAGTGTTTCATTACTACCTCCTGATGTAGTAAAAACATGTCCTCCTACGTTGATATCTTGATCTTGATTAACCTTTAACTTATGAGATCCTTCCACAATATGATCTAAATTTGTCCCGCTTAAATTCCAAATTCTTGTATCTTTATAAATTTTAACATCAACCCTATCTGGAGTAGGACCATTATGATCCTCTACAGGACTACTTGTTTCTTCATCACTGCTTGTAGGATCATCTCCGTCTTGGTTGGTAGATTCCATAGGTGCAAACTGGGCTCCCGATGCACCATTGCCTGCGGTAAAACTTACACCATCTGCCACTCTGTAATCGAAACGTCCATCTATATTATGTGAGTAATCTTTAGCATAATATTTTTTAACATCATCATTAACTGTTTGTCTAAATTGTTCATCCACAGTTTCATCTTTACGACGCTTAATATGAATTTTTTGATCTCTATCAACAATTAAAACTTGATCTTTTATTACCTTAGTGTGCATTTCCCCATGCACCTTTGTGTTAAAATTACGACCAACTTCTAAATTAAAATCTCTGTCACAATAAAAATTAAAATCTTGTTTTGTTCTTATACTAATACTATCTTCACTAAAAATGTCTATCTTCCCATCGCTAGTCAGCTCTATCCAAGCAGTACCTCTAGCATTACTGATGTAAATTAAATCTTCACTATTGTGTAATAATATTTGATGACCTGTTCTCGTTCTTAATCTAATCAGTTCGTTATGGGGCCTATCTCTCAGACCAAATTTCTTTTCTTCTACGCTTTTATATATTGGAGGACCATCGGTAGGTAACTTCTCTCTTTCCCATTTATCGTCGCCGTCATCCATGACAAAACTACTACCTCCAAGACGACTAACGAAATGTGAATTTTCTTCGCTTTCAGCCTTACCAACTTTACCAGTTTTACCTGATTTATCTGTAGGACCTGGAGTACTAATACCAAATACCATACTAGGAACTTCTCTACGACCGCTAGAAGTAGTGATTCCCCTAGTATCATCTTTAAGAAGACCCTGATCTTCCAGCACTTTAGCGAAAGGATGTTCAGGTTTTAATTTTTTTGTAGGATCTTCGTTTCCTTCGTGAATTTTTTTATTATATTCAGATACTGGTACTCTCGATTTTTCTCTATCAGTTTGTCTACTTTCATCTACTATATAACCTGTACTGGCATACCCAGGAACAGTAAAGTTCATATTTTCGTTGATCATCGGACAACCTATCCAATAACCCCTCTTTTCATCTCCATTTAAAAAAATTACAACAACATAACTTCCTACATCTGGAGGTATCATCCACATTCCATATGCTTTTTGAGCTTCATTGTGTGTATCAGGATCTAGTCCTAAGAAATCATAACTAGTAACACCATAAAATGGACTTAAGTATTTTACTTGACGAACTTGACTTCCACTTTTTTCATTATTTCCAACTTCTCTCATTAATTGAACTTCAAGAGTACCATTATAAGTTTGGTCAGCTACACTTATAACCTTTGCTAGACAAGGCGTACCGTCCTTAGTAGTTGTACCTGGACTTGATCTTGTGTCTTCTGTAGGAGTTCTATTTGTCATAGGTTAGTATCTCCCAATTCTTGCCCATAAGTTTCTTCTTCATATGTTGGTTCTAATCCTCCTTGCCATTCTGGAACATTTGATGGGATTCCCATTTCAGCGAAATCTGCTTCCTCTAATTCAGTTAGATTTTCAGGTCCTTTATAATCATCGCCTGGTTCGGGCTGCGGAGCATTAGCAATCTTATTAGCTTCTGCCACTTGTCTATTATCTTGATCTGGTACTCTTACTAAACTTAACTCTTGAGTAAATTTACCTTTATTAAAATTACTTAAAACTCGTAAAACTCTAAACAACCCACTGAATTGAAATTGAGAGTCTTCACTACCAAAATAATAAGCACCATCCCATTCAGGATTTCGATCATTGGGATTTTGATCTATTGGAGTCCTAAAAAATACTCCTATGTATGTTTCCCCGTTTTCATAATTTAATTCTTTATCTGCGTTAATACCTTGTTTATTTGTAAATCCTGCTCTATAATTACCTGTACCACTGCTTGTAATATAAAAAGGATCTCCTAAAATAGTCATGTCAAGATTTATCATATCGTAACCGGTGGTTGCTAGATCATGAAATTGTCTAGCAGCCAAAGTTGCAGGATCATCTGATTGATATGCACCACCTTTATTACTAGTTGAACTCTTATTCTTGTTAAATCTTATAACCGAAGGATGAAAATGTGCGTCAGGCGATTCTCCGCTAGGATTTTCTTCTTTTTGTTTTCCTATTTGTTCAGTATTACTCCCTCCAGTTGCTTGTCCAACTCCTGCATATCCTTCTGATAATTTTCCAGCATCTGCTGTTAGAGCTTTGTAAAATCCTGTATTGAATCTTAATTGTAAATCTAAAACATCAAGATTTTTTCCTGTATAGATATAATAATATTCTTTTACAACTTCATTCCATTTATTTTCTAATCCTGGATTTTTCTTATTAGGAGGAGCAAATTTCTGAGCATCTATTAAAAATTCCTCTACTCTAAACACAATTTTTTTAGGTGCAAATCCAGTTTTTTTGTCTTCAGGTCCTTTAAAATAAACTTTGACATCAATTCTCCACCACGGTATCTGTCCTTGAGGAGTCCAATTTTTTAAAGCATACTTAGGATAATCACTAGTTATTATAACCTGATTGATAATATCTGTAACCAACTGTCCTTGATCGAATGTAAACACACCATTAAGAGGATTAATTTTCATTTTACCTCTTTGATAAACTCCATCCTCATAGACAAAATTATCTTCAGCAAATCCAGTTTCACCTTTATTATAATTGCTAAAACCTAGTTTAGCATTTCCTAATTTATTAACGCTTTCATCGTCTCGAGTTTCATCTGGGAATACTATATCAATTTCATCAAAATATTCCGTGGTTTTTTGATCTTTTCTTTCTTTATAATATTGATTTACTACATGCTTTAAGCTTTTTTCACTTTTCCTTAATAATTGTTCTACGGTTTTTGGAGCAGTATCATCCACTATAATTTTTACATCATGTTTGACTTGATTATAAGTGTCACTAAAACCAGTTTCATTATAAGGATAGGCCTCTATATCGTAGGAGCATCCTTTTTGACTAACAGCCATTTCAATCTGTCTTATTTTTAAGGGTAAATATTTTCTACTTACTGTAGATTCAACAGCCTGATTATCTGGATCGATGTGCCCTGTAAATTTTATAGTCAGTAACATTACACTATCAGCATAATTTTTGTAACCTTGTTTAAAAGCTGCTGTCTGTAATGCTTGAAAAAATAAACCCATGCTATATGGTTCTACAACTGTCCAACTTAAAGATAAAGCATTACTATTTCCAGTCTTTTCATTTAATCCAGTTACACCTGATATTTTTAAATTTTCTATATAATAATCATGTCTTCCTGATTTAGTTTCAACTAGATCACTTTCTTTGTATGCACCGGCACTGGCTAAAATAATCTGTCCTAGGTCACCGCCCATGTAAGAACTTGCATTATAATTATTTTGACTAATAACACTTAAAGTAAGATGATAATTGTAAACACTATAATCGAAAAGAAGATTAGGCTGTGGTCTATCCCATTTTTCTTCTAACTGTTTTAATGGTTTAGCTGTTTTAGAAGGAGGTTTAGTATCAACTCCAGATGCTCCAGGCACTAGTCCTGTCGGGATTCCAAAATTTGTCTTTCCTAATTGTCCCAAAGATGCGACCTGAGATAAATTAGGACTTATGGCAGATAGTCCACCTACAACTTGACTTACATTAGATAATACATTTTTACCTGCATTAGTCAATGTTGTAGTAGCAGAATCAACGAAATCGTTTAAAAATCCCATTATAATCCTAAACTTGTTTTAATATTTGTAATTTTTGGTAGATAAATCTTAACACCTGGACGGAAATCATATACAGGATCACTTAATACATCCATATTTCGTTGAATAAATACCCACCATAACTTAGCATCATTGTATAAATCATAAGCTAGTAAGTCGGGTCTATAAGTATATTGTGGTTCAATAGTATATAAAAAATCATCGGACTCAGAAATTAAAGGTCGTATTCTAAAATATCCCAAGTAATTATTACTAATAGGAGTTCTATACCAAGGACTATTGTCTTTATATTCTGCCATTATAGATATCCTGGTTTGCTATCTACATAATCACCATTGACAAAACTGTCAAGGTTAAATGTTCTAACTTTCTTTCTACTCCACACTGGTTGACAAGTAACGGAAATAACACTTTTTACAGGAACATGGGTTTTTCCGCTATTACTGAATGGAGCACTACCTCCTCCAGTAGAACCTTTTAACAAATTACTTGCATTATTAACTACTGATAACGCAGCTCCTGCTGCTCCTAATGCATTAGCAGCCTTGCCGGCTCCAACAAATCCTGCTATTCCTCCTAATACTCCAAATGTGTTAGCAGCATTTTCAATTGTTTGACCAGAACCTCCTGTACTCATTCCATATCCAGCTACTGGTTGTTCAGTTCCGACAGTAGTAGATATGTAGGCTACGTCTTGAGGTAACTCCACTGTAAAATTAGTTATGATTACGGGTATATTTTTAAAAACATACTCGCCGTACCCGTTCAAATATACCATAGGTGGAGGATTCCCAGAATATGCACTATCCCCTGTAAACATTTTTGTTACACTTCTCAAATAATGAACTGCTGCTATCCAATACTGCGCCTGTATCACATCTTCTACATTAAACGGACCAGTAATCGAGATAGAACTAGCTGTGCTGTTTTGATAACTAAAATAGCTATAGTTGTTATGTGTAACTGGAGTATTTTCGTAACTGGCATTTCCTGACATCTGTATAGTTGGAGTGTAAGGAAAAACCAAACCGTTGGTGGCATTAAGCGGGGTTAAAACAGGACTTCCTTTAAATGGTCCAGGCACACTTAGTCTTACTCGCCAATCTTCGCCACCTTCACCGGCTCCAAAACTGGCTGTTGAATTTCCACTTTTAAATCCCGACATAGCACCAGATGGAATATTAACACTTCGTAATGCACTTACTAGTCCGGCAGGATTAGATAAATTATTAAGTGCTCCAGCCATTCGTCCTACAGTACCTAATGCTCCCTGTATACTTGATGCAGACCCTAAACTATTGGCTAAAGTGCCGACTGAGTTTAAAACACTACCTACCGAATCGAACAAACCCATATAAAACTCCTTACATTATTTAGTTGACAAAATTAAGTGGGTAGTTTATAATACTTGAAAGGTAATATATGACAAAAATTAACTATCTAAATAACAAAGACTTATTAGATGAAATTCATAAAAGTAAAAACACCTATTGCTCATTTATTAAATCAGAATATCATCAATACGACATAATTCTTCCGGATATTGATAAAATTAATATAAGATCAATTGCAGAAGCCAAACGAAATCGTGCTAAAAGACTAGCTCAAGAAGAATATGAATTACACAAAAGACAAGGAGGAAAACTAAAACAGACAGAATTTGAAATTAATTATAAAAAAATTCTCAAAAATGATTTAGTCTTTAGAATAATGACCTATGAACATATTCCTCATAATGCTACTAGAAAAAAGAATCCTAAAACCGAAGCAGACGGTCGAGATCGTGTAAACTTTCCTCCCTTCCAACATTGGAAATTTAATGAAATGGATGAGTTGATCTGTATTGGTAAAAGTCATTGGAAGGGCACTGTAGAAAAAGGCAAATTTAATAAAGAACACGGACAAATTACTAATAATCTAGCTAGAATGTTCATTAAATTATGTGAAAGATATGCTACTCGAGGTAATGTTCGCGGTTATACCTATAACGACGAAATGAAAGGACAAGCCATCTTACAGCTAACGCAAATAGGTCTTCAATTTGATGAATCAAAATCAAATAATCCATTTGCTTACTTCACAGCGGCTGTGACTAACAGCTTTGTTCGTATCATTAATATCGAAAAAAGAAATCAAACTATTAGAGACGACCTTTTAGAATTGAACGGAATGAATCCTAGCTATAGTAGAACCAATGAAGGAGAACATGCAGCTGGATTAAAACGACACGAAACACAAGAAGAAATTTAATAGAGAATAAAATTGTCAAATCTATTCAAAAAAGTAGCACTATTCACAGATATACATTTTGGACTAAAGTCAAACAGTCATACTCATAATCAAGATTGTGAAGATTTTGTAGACTGGTACATTGCTAAGGCAAAGGAACAAGGCTGTGATACAGGCATGTTTCTTGGAGATTGGCACCATAATCGTAACAGTCTTAATATTACTACCATGGACTATAGCCTAAGAGCATTGGAAAAGCTAGGTAGGGCATTTGATGCCTTTTACTTTTTCCCTGGCAATCATGATTTATATTACAAAGACAAACGAGACATCCATAGCGTAGAATTTGGCAAATATATTCCCGGAATTACCATTGTTCATAAACCCTTGACTATGGATAATGTCACAATGTGTCCGTGGTTAGTCGGGGATGAATGGCGTAGTATAGCAAAAAAAGGTGGACAATACATATTTGGACACTTTGAGCTACCACAGTTCATGATGAACGCCATGGTTGCCATGCCCGATCACGGTGAAATACAACTAGAACACTTTTATCAATACGAACTTGGGTTCAGCGGTCACTTTCATAAACGCCAGCAAAAGAAAAACATGATGTATATTGGTAATGCCTTTCCTCACAACTATGCTGACACGTGGGA